AATTATAGCCTATCGCACTGAGATTTTTCAAATCCAAATCGTATTTTCTCAAATAGTAAGACGGCGTGTCGTGTGATTAATCTCACAAAAATTCCAGGGTTATCCACAGCTACCCGTAAGTTATCCACAGCCCCCACATCTTTGTGGGCGGCATGCCGACTTGTCAAGTCGACACGCCGATAGACTAGATTATTTTTTAGTAGCAGAAAATCTAATATCCGCTTTACCATAAACGCATAAGCCGCATGACACGCATGCCGAGCCATTGCTAGAAATAAGTGGAATTGATTTCATATTTTCTGGACATTTTGCGCCAGGCTTTCCCGTTAATTCTTTCATTTTGCTTTCGGTAACGGCGAAAGTTTTTCCTAGATAAGCAAGGCGGATACCAGAATTTAATTTTAGATCATGAGCCGTTTCCTTATTCTCATCATCGGTAGAATAGTAAAGTGATAAATTAGATATATCTTTAAGAATTAGAGCGGCAGACTTAACTCGTGTATATACCCAGAATTGAACATCGAAGTGGTTTTCGATAATTGCTTTCCAGGCATAGGCATAAGTGTCATTGAAGAAATCGCCATCCCAATGAATACGAAATAATTTAGGCGCATTTTTCTTTTCACAATCATTGACGAAATCAGTAATCATTTCATCAAGCAATAGCGCCATGGTATCCATATCCGCATTGCGTAGCAATTCCCAATTGTGTAATAGATTAACCTTAACGCTAGAGAAGACCTTTTCTAGCTTTCCCGCATAGCAGACACTCTCGCAAATAGCCGTTGCGCCAGGGCAAGAATAATTCTTTCCAGCAGGTAATCCGAACGTGTTAGCAATTGCTGCTTGCTTTCCATTTTTTGTGACAAGGTTAGCCACCTTTCTATCATTTGAGCGTTTTAGTTTCATGGGGGTGATTATAGCGGTTACATCTGACATATTAGTAATCCTCATCCATTCCATAGCCAGCAGACGTTAAAGCGTCTGAATCTGCCCAGCCAATAGTTTCAAAGAATTCCATTTCCTCAGACGCATAGCATTCGGCGCAAACATAGTCATCGCCATAAATTTCATATTCTTCATCAGAATAAAAAATTTCTTCAGCCCCGCAAATTTCATAGTTAAGACAAGCAACAGTAAATTGTTCCATTATACATACATCCCTTCAGTTGAGCGGTCAAGTTCCCAGATCATTTTTTCCTCTTGCCACTCAAAAAAATGAGTATCGCAAAGTTCAGTTGGCTTAACAGAATAAAATCTTATTCCGTTTTCATTAGCGTGACAAACAGCGCACATGAATTTCCCTTTCGTTAGATTTGATGAAATAATACCACGGTTCACTGACATTTTTCTACGACACGCCGAAAATTCAGGGGTTTTTTATATGTGTTCTTAATCACAGCGCCGCCCCCACAACTCTGTGGGCGCATCGCCTTTTGTCAAGGCGACACGCCGATCTTATGAAACTTTTTCTTCTATTTCTGCGACATAAACATCGCTTCGCCTAATCATTCCGTATCTTAGATTACTATCGAAAACCTCTATGGCGGTATCGTAGTCTTCCGCCTCAACATTTATAAAAGTTGTAAATTCAAATAATGGCATTATTCATTTTCCATTTCTGCTAAATAATCTTCGTGTTCTACTAAGCCAATCGCAAATGCTACTGGGTCGCAACATTCTAAAATTTCTGCGGCGGTAAAAGTTGAGTATCCAATTTTAACATCAGGATAAACATCATTTAATAAATCAATAAAACTTTCTTTAATTTCTAAATCTTTTTCGAATTGTGTTTTTTCCATTTTTATTTCTCCATTACTCTCACGACGGTTTCTAAATCTTTTTTTGTAAGCAATACACTAGCGCTACCCCATAGGGCAGAGTGAGCATGTATGCCGTATTTTTCTTTAGCCAATTCATAGGCTTTTTCTCTTAGTTCATATTCGTTCATTTTCTGTCCTTTGCTAGTTGATATATCGAGAATTGTAGCATGACCTACTGACATTTTGCTCATTTAGTTATAACCCAATCAGTAGCAAATGGTAGGCGGTCAAAGTCATCAAAGACCCAAAAACGCTCAATGTTATTTTCGCAAGTTTCGCAAAATGTGAAATCGAAATCTCCATGAGATGAAATGGACTCCATGTGTGGAGTATGTGTATGTGTTAGTGTAGTCATTTTGACCACCTTTCTTTTGTAGATGTCGCTATTGTAGCAGGGGGGACTGACAAATTGGCGCATTTCTCGGGCGTGTCGGAAAAGTATTTTTGTGATAAACCTCACAAATTCCAGGGATTGTGGATAACCCTCTTAACCTTTGGATAACCCACACTCCTTTGTGTGCGGCGCACCGCCTTTGTCAAGGCGACACGCCATTAGCTTAGTGTGATTTATCCCACTCTCTAAAGTCTGCTAATACTTCACGCCACATAAGGCGAGCCATATATAGGGCGGGGATCCCAATAGCCAATTGGACTAGGGTAGTTAGTATGCGATTAGTAGTCATTACTTATTTTTCTTTCTCTTATAAATCTTATACCCGATTACTACTAGGGCGGTTAGTGTTATTAGTTTCCAATCTAATGCAATATAAAACCAATCGCTATCCATACAGAAACCATATTCATTTAGTTCAATAGTCATTAGTCATTCCAATCTAGCGTTAGTGATTTAGATAGTTCATCTTCATCAAAGTCATTTATATCTAGAAGGCCTATATTACCTTCTTCTAGTGCCTTGTTATAGGCTTCTTCTTCATCTATATAGATATAAGCGTCTGCTACATCTGCCTGAATAGTATCCCATTTAGTCATCATTAGTTTTGTGTTACCTTTCGCATATGTGCTACAACATTTTTAGAAACCTTTTGTAGGTCTGCTACTACCTTATTCATTTCATCAGCGCTACTAGCGGTCATGTTAGCACTTAGTAGTTGAGAGCCGTCCCATAGTGAGTATGTGATAGTCATTAGTTTTCTTCTTTCGTTAGTAGGTATGAGTTATTTAGAGGGCGGTTATTGTTAGAGAACATAGCCTCTACAATAGCCTTATCTTTAATGCGTTGAGCCTCACGCTTTACTTGTTGCTCTTTTAGTATTCTGTTATATGTATCCATTTTATTTCTTCTTTCTTTCGTTTGTTTAATAAGATTAAGGTATCAGACTAGGCTGACATTATCAAGCGACACGCCGTTGCTTATAGTGTGATTAGCGACACATCACGCAGGTTTCCCATGCGGTGACACGCTCACACTTAGAGCATTTGACTAACCCCATCATTTCTTTTTCTGTTGCGGTTAATTCTCTTTCGAACATTCTGTTAGTCATTTGTCTAACCTTTCTTTTGTTTATCTAATACCTTTACTCTACATGGGGGGTCTGACAAATGTCTACCCCTAACACGGACAATTCGGACATTTTGAAAATTATTTATGTGATAAGGCTCACATTTAAGCCTATATGGGCGCACTAATTGGACAAATCGGACATCGTTATAGGTGTGTATCATACATATTAAAAATATTTTAACATTTTCTAAAATCTAAATACTAGTTGACTAGAATATGCACAGCAAGATATAATTGCAGCATGGCTGCTAAACGAATCCAGAGGATCTCTACGAGAATCGTAACCTGTGATAAATGTGGGCGGGAATTAGAAGTAAGATCTGCATTTGCTCATATGACATTATCTAATCACAAGAAAAATTGTGAGAACTCTTGACTCAAGAAAATTTTCAATGTTATACTAAGTATGGTTTGTGGGGGCTTACACTGGATACTCAAATATACTAAGTATCAAAGTAGCTTCTCTATCTCCTAAAAAGATTTTCTTTTTATGGGGGGTAGGGGGGCTTTCCTAAAAATCTAAATACCTAAGTATCAATTAATAAATATATAAAATATATGAATATTAGAAATAAAAATTTTTTAACATTTTGTTAAAACTAAAATACTAGTCGACTAGGATTAATATGGCAGAGAACGAAAATACATCTTGCTTCACATACAAAGTTGAAATGATTGTTCAAATTTTGGCGGGAGATGAAGTAACAGCTAGAAATCAATTAGATGATAAAGGTGGATATGTAACATCTCGTAAAGTTACATTCATGGATTCAGTCCAAGTATACAAAGGAAATAAGTTAACTAAGAAAGATAAAGTAGTCGACTAAGATAATATTTAAAATTTAAAAAAGCGGGGGAATAGTAAAAACTCCTTGATATACTTATCCTATATGAATGATGTAATCATAAGCGGATGAAATCAGAAAAAATCTCTATAGCCAAACAGAAAGCTCATTTGGCACAATATATACGAGATATCAAGGAGAAGTCCCCTTGTAGAGACTGTGGGAAATTTTACCCATACTATGTCATGGACTTTGACCACGTGCGTGGTAAGAAACATGCAAATGTTATGGAACTTATTCCCACATTGTCTAAGAAGAAGATAGATGAAGAAATTGCTAAGTGTGAAGTAGTATGTAGTAATTGTCATCGTATTAGGACACATATGCGTAAGATAGCTAAAATGGTTAAAAAGTAAATGTCTTCTTCTCCCGCCGCACTTTTTTCGGGCGCACTTCACTATTTACAGAAAAATGTTTTTATATTATACTTAATGTGATGGGGATTAGCTCAGCGGCAGAGCGGGGAGCTGTTAACTCCTAGGCCCCTGGTTCGAATCCAGGATTCCCAGCGTTGCGGATGTTGCATATTGGTAGTGCCTCTGCCTTCCAAGCAGAAGGGGTGAGTTCGATTCTCATCATCCGCTCCAAAGCTGTATAGCATAATGGTTGTGCGCTTTCCTCATAAGAAAGAGTGTATTGGTTCAATTCCAATTACAGCTACCAAAAGGACAAATCCCAATCAGAGGCGGATCCGATTGGGATTTGCTAGTTCTTACGAACTACGCATGGAGAGCAAACGGTGGGATGCTACAACCCATACTTACTTATTGTAGGATAACTAATTTTTTAAGTCAACTACTTTTCTGAAATATCTGGTGGAGTATATGATGGGACTGGACCAAGTAATAATCCTTGATCATGATATTTAATCATCTTGTCCATATCTTCAGATCCTACGATCTTGTTTCCTATAATTACTAATACGTCGTATATACGGTGAAGCATGATATATGTAGCCATATCAAGATTTTCTGATAGGCTTTGGGGTTCTTCGTTTAATTCGTCGGGTTCCATGGCTTTTCCTCGTAATCTACTTGCCCGTCCATTTGTGTCTTCTTCCAGGTCATGTGATCGTAATTATGTTTTTGCCAGTCGTAAGTATGATCCACTTTAGGCTTTCGAATGTTTTTCAACAGATTGAACAATTTCATTATAAAATCCAGATCCAATAAATCTCTTATAACTGCATGATAGGCAGTATAGGAATATTTCTTCTTCAGTAGTCTGATTAGGAAGAAGAAGGCCCTGATCCATTGGACATTCCAATCTAGATACAAGGCCCTCTTCTGATAGAGCTAAATATTTAGATACATATTGTATCTTTTTCAAGCTAACTCCTATTTTGTTGTAGTAGGGAACTTTAAATAAAATTCCTTAGCTCTTGGGGTTAGACCCTTCCAAGCTGACCAATTTTTACCGCCATTGGTCATATGATACGTTATCTCTGCGTTGATTACTGGGTCAAACAAAAGAACATTTGACTTCAGGTCGAATTTTTCTTTACGATCTACACCCAGGTTGCCCAACATGTTAATCTGAAAAATTCCATAGGAACTGTCACCAGTTTTCCTGTTGCCATTATATGCCATAGGGCGTCCGCTGGACTCCCTTTTAGCAATGGCCCAAGCCGTTCTAAGGGCTTTTCCTTCGAATCCAACAGCCTTGAGCAGTATTACTAACTCTTTGTCTGTAAGCTTTTGTGAAGGCTTGTAAACAGTATTGCTGAACTTTTGTAAAGTTTCTGTTTTCAGTTGTATTTCTGTCTTTGGTTCTACTTTCAAAGCTTGAGCGGGAACAACAGTATTGTTTGTAAATAGAAACAATGTTATCATTACTATTACAGTTGAACTGTGAACAAAATCACTCAACTTTTGTTTTATATTCTCCATTGGCATTTCCTCCTTTAGAGATAACGAACTATAATCATAACATTGCTTGATAAAGCCTGTCAAGCCAGTCAACTAGAAAATTATTATGGAAATATCATATTCTACGCCTACAGTTAACTTAGTTGCATCCAATGGATACGCCTATGCTGGTAAACACATTGTTGAATCTTTAAATAATCTAGGACATGTTGTTCCGTTTCAAAAATCAAAAGCTCCAGTTCAATTAAATTTTTCTCAACCTAATCTATTTAAGATGCATAGGAATCAATATCAAATTAGTTATACGCCCTGGGAATCTACTGTGATTCCATCTTTATGGAAACCTTTTTTAGATGCAGCAGATGAGATATGGACAACATCTAATTGGTGTGCTAATGTATTTGAAGATAATGGATATAAGGTATCTAATGTTTATCCTCATGGTATTGAGCCTATGTGGACTAGTAAAAAAAGAATTAATGATGGCGTTATAAAATTTTTGCATATTGGTGAACCCGCCCCAAGAAAAGCGGGACAAATGGTAGTAGATGCATTCTCAGCTTTATTTGGAAATGATCCAAGATACTCTTTAACTATTAAAGCTTATAATAATAATACTACTCGTGTATATAATAATTTTATAGATAAAAATATTATTGGTTTACCTCATCATATATATAATAATATTAATATGATAACAGATGAATTAGATATGGATGAATTAGTAAAGCTTTATCACGATCACGATGTTTTAGTTTATCCTTCATACGGAGAAGGCTTTGGCTTTATTCCGCTTCAAGCTTTGGCCACTGGAATGCCAACAATTTGCACAAGTGCTTGGGCTCATTATGATAACTATTTGGGGCCATTAAAATTAAAGTCAAAACTAATAGATTCTCCATGGCCTTATCCTCATCAAGGCCAAGTGTTTGAGCCAAACTATAAACACCTACTTGAACTTATGAGAGATGTTTCAATTAATTTTAATGCATACTCAGGTTATTACTTTGCTCAGTCAACTAAGATACATGAAGAATATAACTGGAACCAGTTGACCAAGAAAGCTTTTGACCCAATAGTAAAAAAGTTTAGCTAGCACTAGACCGCTAAATAAAAGTTTGCTAGAATTAGATCTTATTCAAAATTAATCAATCCGTTAGGCGGAAGAAAAGGTGTCACTAAAAATGTCAAGAACTATTGAAAATCCCTATGAAAACTTTATTGCATTGTCTCGATATGCAAGATGGATCAAAGAAGAAAATCGCAGAGAAACTTGGGGAGAAACAGTAGATCGCTATTTTGATTTTATGTTGAAGCACCTAAAAGAAAATAATGGATATACTCCAGATGTAAAGATTGTAGAAGAGCTAAGACAAGCTGTATTCAATCGTAATGTTATGCCGTCAATGAGATCAGTAATGACTGCAGGAGCTGCATTGGATAGAGATCATGTCGCAGGATATAACTGCTCATTCGTTCCAGTAGATTCACCTCGTTCATTTGATGAGACTATGTATATTCTTATGTGTGGAACAGGTGTAGGATTCTCTGTTGAGTATAAGTATGTTAATAAGCTTCCTGCCGTCCCAGAGACACTTGAAAAGTCAACAACAGTAATTACTGTTGAAGATTCAAAGCAAGGTTGGGCGAAGGCATACCGTGAGTTGCTGGCACTTCTTTGGTCAGGACAAATTCCTGCTATTGATGTAAGTAAACTTCGTCCAGCAGGTGCACGTCTTATGACAATGGGTGGAAGATCATCTGGACCACAACCGTTAATTAATCTTTTTGATTTTACAATTGCAAAATTTAAATCTTCTACAGGACGTCAGCTAAAGCCAATTGAAGCACACGATATTATGTGTAAGATTGGTGAAGTTGTTGTCGTAGGCGGTGTTCGTAGATCAGCAATGATATCTTTGTCAAATATTAATGATATTGAAATGGCCCAAGCCAAATCAGGTAACTGGTGGGAGAACAATACTCAACGTGCTCTCTCAAACAACTCTGTTGCGTATTCTCGCAAACCAGAGATGGAGCAATTTATTGCAGAATGGAAATCTTTGTATGACTCAAAGTCAGGAGAGCGAGGCATATACAATGTGGCCGCAGCTCAAGCCC